GCCCACTGCTCAGGCCGACGACTTCGACGCCGCGATCGCCGCGGACCTGGCCGGGGCGGCGAAGCGGCCGCCGCTCCGTTGAGCGCCAAGAGTGAGAAGGGTGAGAAGAGTGAGAAAAAGGCCGACGATTCGCCCCAAGAAGTCCACCGCGAGACGATCCTCTTGATCGTGCTGGGGGCCCTGCTGGTGGCGCTCATCAAGGCCTGCGGACTGTAGCCGTCGGCTACACCGGCTCAATAGAGGTTCACGCCCGGCCGGCTGGCGATCGGGACGATCGCGATCCCGTCTCCCGGAGAGCAGCTATTTGTAGCGGATCATGAAGGCGATGGCAAAGTAGAGTGGCCGGTTATCTGTGTCGTTCTCGCCGTTGGCAGAGCCGCCGTGCGTCCACCCGGGATAAGCATTGCCAGCGGCATCGTATTCCAGCGTCGTGTTGCTGCTGTAGAAACCGGGAGCGCCGGAGGCAATTTGAGCGCCGGAGGTCATCTTGTGAAGGTGACTGGCGTGGACCCCATGACCGTTCTCTGTCGTGCCGTGCCAGCGATAGCCGCCCGTGGAACCCAGGGCTTCATCCCCCGCGCCGTCGCTATTCGCGGGATCGGCGCCCATCACGAATCGCGTCCGCAAATCCGGGCTGCCGTTCGAGCCGTCGCAGAGGCACCAGCCATAAGGGATGCTAGCCACGCTCCCCGACCAAAGCGCGATCGTCCCGATCTTCGGCCCCAGGTATGAGCCGGTGGCCACCGCATTGCCCGACAGGTCGCTCTGGTATTCGATGATGTCGCCGGCGTAGGACGGCGAACCGGAGTAGGAGGCGTAGACCTGCGGGTCCTGCGAACCGGACCGCGGAAGGTAGACGTTGAACGCCGAACCGGTCACGCTGCTCCCGTCGCGCTTGCAGGCCTTGACGGAGACGTAGGAGCCGTTGCCGCCGGCGTTCACCCAGTCAGCTTGGGCGACGCCGTAGGAGACGACGGACGATGCCCCAATGATCGCGTACCAGAGATCGTCCGCGCGGTCGTAGTAGGCTGTGACCCACGAGTTGGCCGGCAGGGCCGTGGGCGTCGGATTGCAGAGCGAGATGGCATGGGTCGAGTCGACCCAATCGTTGGTCTCCCAGAAAAGCTCCGCCTGTCCGGAGGGGACCGGGCTTCCGGTGATGCAGGCCGCAATGGGTGAGGTGCCGACCTGCACCGTTGCCAGCAAGGAGAAGTCGCCCCAGACGATCTCGAAACGGCCCAGGTTGGGATAGTTCGGGTCGCCCGAAACCGTCGAGCCGGAGGGGTTCCACTTCACCAGGCCGCGGGTGCCATAGTAGCCGTGACTCAGGCTGCGGGCCCGGCCCACGCCGAGCGTGGCGACGTTGACCGGCGTCGCCTGGTCTGGAATCCAGTAAAAGGTCTGGGCCGTCTCGGTCCCATAGGTCGCTCCGGTGTCCAGGAGCACGCCGATAAGCGTCTTGGGCGTCGAGCCGCTGTATGGACCGGGCACATGATCCGCCGTCAGCTCGAACGGCCGCAGGCAGCTGGCGGCCTGCGCGAGCACGAGCACGGTTCCCGTCGCCGTATCGACGTCCAAAACAAGAAAACCCGGATACCCCGGCCACAACTTGAAACTGCCGGGTTTCGGGCCCCAGATCTGGCCGGGGCTCGGCACGGGTCCCGAGCTGTCGTAGAGGGCGCGGACGGGGAACTCGACGGCCAGGTCGGCCAGGCCGCCGCCGTTGTACGGGATCTGCTGGCTGCGGTTGACCCAGAAGGGCGGCGACGCGGAGGTGCCGGCGGCCTGGATGCCTTGGATCGGCCAGACGCCGCGGGGCACCACCAGCATGTCGCCGCCTGGCTGCTCGCAGAACACGCCGAAGGGCGGAAGAGGGGAATTCGTGCCGTCCGTCCACACGAAGGGCGTGCCCTCGGGTCGCACGGGGATCGGCCGGCCCTGGCGGCCGGCAGATCCGCCGCGGACCCGCGACTCCACGTCGCGGACGGCGGCGCCGATGCGGACGGCCTGCGGCTGGTCGAAGAGAACGTAGTCCGGCATGGGAAGTTGTCGGTTGTCAGTGGTCAATGGTCAGTCGCGACGGACAACTGACAACGGACACCTGACTAGTACGGCGGCACGAGGTCGAGCGGCCCGAAGTCCACCGGCAGGGCGTTGGCGAATTTCAGATAGACGTTCTGCGCAATGGCCGGGGTGAGGACGTGGCCCGTGCCGTCCAATCGGACCGCGCGGCCCTCGACAAAGCCGTCCTGCACGATCGGCACGGGATTGTTGTTCACGTCGAGCATCTTCGGGCCCGCGTCGAGGATGCACTCGAAATCGAAGGCCCCGACGAACGGCGACACGGCACTCCCCGCGATCGTGCCGGGGACGGTAATCCGCGGGCTTTTCAGCACCGTGTAGGTGCAGTGGTGCCAATACTGGGCCTGCTCGTAGACCTCGCGGACGGCGATATTCTGGATCAGGGCCTCGCCGGACTGCGCACCTTGCCAGCCGTTCTGATTGCAATGGTTCAGGTAATTCGCGTCGGAGTCGCGGTTGCCGACCTGTTCGAAGCGCTCGATCGTGTAGACCTGGACGTAGATCGGCCGCGAGGGGGGCGGATCGAAGGGCGTGCCGGCGGAGTCACAGTACTTCAGGCCGTTCAAGTCGCAGGGCCAGAATTTCTGCAGGGGCTGGAACGTATAGCCCCACACCGGGCGCCGCTGGTCGGGCGGCTTTTGCTGGTCTTGCGGATTCCCTTCCTGGAGCGTGCTCCATTCGCAGTCCACCGACCAGTGGTACGGGGCGTCCCTGTTCTGGACCGGCTCGATCTTGCGGCAGATCGCCAGCAGGTCCTGCGGGTAGGGCGAGAACCCGTAGATCGGCAACAGGCCCGAGAAGAGGATGTTCCGCACGCTCTCGGTGGGGACGTTCGAGCGGAGCGTGAACGTGGTGCTGTAGGTCCGCTCGCCGCGCGGGCCGAGCGCGAACTTCACCACGCCGGGCTTGACCCAGAGGACGGACATGGGAGGTGTCAGGTGCTAGGTGTCAGGTGCTAGGTGTCAGGAGGGTGCAGGCTGACACCTGACACCTCTCACCTGACACCTAGAAGCCGGGCGCGGGGCCGGCGACGATCGGGTTTTTCACGGCCGACTCGCGGACGGCCTTTTCGATGTCCGCGAGTTTCTGGTTCGCCTGGCGGGCGAGCTGCGTCTTGGGGTCGTTCAGTTGAGACTGGACCATCATCGAGTAGGCCTCGCGGCTGCCGGCGGCCATGGCGGCAACGGGCGAGACGGTCTGGACGTCGGCGGTGGCCTCGCCCAGGGCCTGACGGCGGAGGTCCTTCTCCCGCTTGGCGAACTGCTCCGGAGTAAAGTCCTTGCGGGAGGCCTCGAGGTCGCTCATGGACTTCTTGAAATCGGCGGCCCAGTCCTTGATGCCGAGGTTCTGGCGGTGGGTCAGGTCCTCGGCCTCGCGGCGGCGGGCGGCGTCCTGGGGCTGGGCCTCGGCGATCTTCGCCAGCGCGGCCGCGTGCCGCTCGGCCTCGTTCTGGAGGGGCGTGCCGAATCCCATCTCGGCCCAATAGTTCCGGGTGGCCTGGCGGTCCATGCGGCTCCACTTGTCCCTGGCGGCGTCCCCCTTGTCGGAGTATTGCCAGTAGGTCTCCGCGTTCCGTTGGCCCTCGGCGAGCCGCTCGGCGGGCGTCTGGGACTGGCCGAAGAGGGACCAGGCCCCCTGGATCTCGGAACCCTCCCGGCGCTGTTGGCGCATCAGGAGGAGTCCTTCCTGGACCTGCGTGCCGGTGCGGCCGGTCGCTTTGGCGGCATCGATGTATCGCTGCTCGCCGGCGAGGTCCGCCGGGCGGCCCCGGTCGTCGGCGTTGGCCCAGTTCGCCCGCGCCTGGAAGGCCGAAGACTCCATGGCCTTCATGTCCGCGGTGGCCCGCTCGACGGCCTCGGCCTGCGCCTGGAGGGCCTGGGCGTCGGCCCGCGTGGCGGCGTCGAGCTTCTGCTGGGCCAGGAGAGCGGCCTCGTATTCATCCGCATGCTCGACGCGGTAATCCTGCTGGCGGCGGCGGCCCTCCTTCTCGGCCGTGAAGGGGTTCTCGCCGTGCAGGAGGTCCGCGGCCATGCCCCAACCGCGATAGAGGGTACCGGTCAGGCCCGCGCTCGACCCGACGCCGCCGGCGGCGGCGTGCCCGAGGCCCGAGAGGCTGTCCATCATGCCCTTGAACGCGGCGTCGTTGGCGGCGATCTCGGCCCGCTCGAGCGCGGTGACGAGCTTCGATTCGGCCAGGGCGTCCATGTTCTGGCGGAGGTGCGAAAGGACGGGGATCATCTCGTCGCCCGCCTTGCCGAACATATCGACCGCGGCCTTTGCCCGATCGGTGGGATTGGTGACCTTCCCGAAGGCGTCGGCCACTTCGAGCATCGCATCCTTCAGGGGCTCGGCGCGGAGCTTCGCGGCGTCGAGGCCCATTTCGCCGAAAACGGCGTTCGGCTCGGCAACAGCCCTTTGAAAGTGGCTGCCCATCTCCTCGCTGACGCCGGCCCCCATGAGCTGGCTTGCGCCGCGGGTGCCCTCTCCCCAGGCCTCCGCGGCGTGGCCGACCTCGCGGACGTAATTCCGCCTCTCCCGCTCGTGCTCGATGTATCCGCCGGCGGCCAGGGTGCCCAGGGCCAGGAGCGGATTTCCATTGACGAACTTGGCCGCGCCGCCGAAGATTCCCCCCAGGCCGGCCTTCTCCCCCAGCTCGGTTACGGCCTTTTCGAGTTCGCCCGCAACCTTCTTCTTCACGTCGCCGATCGTGGCGGCCGTTTGCGCCGCCTCGCGGGTGAGCTCGACGCGGGCGGATTGGCCCAAGCCGAGCTGGTCGGCCAGGCGGCCGCGGTGGCGGCTAGACGAGGTCTCGCCGCCGGCGGTCTGCGAGCTGGCCAGGAAGGAGCCTTCGCCCTGCATGGACTTGGACCAGGCCTCCTGCTCGCGGCTCGCCCGTGCGGCGGACTGCCGGATCGAGTCGAAGGCCCGATCGAAGCGGGCGGCCATCTTTTCGGCCGCCGCGCCACCCTGCTCGAGCGCGCCGGTGAAGCCGGCGACGTCGGCCAGAAGGTCCCATCGCAATTTTGCTACGGCGTCGGACATGGCAGGTGTCAGGTGCTGGGTGTCAGGTGTCAGGAAAACATAGCCAACGGCTACAGTCCGGCGGCATCAGACCTGACACCTGACGCCTGACACCTCTCACCTACTGGGCCCGGCCGAGCCGGACGGTGCAGGGCAGGTCGTCGAGGAGCGTGCGGACCAGGCCGCCGGGCAGGTCGGCCTCGACGGCGTAGCGGTTGTCGCCGAGCGTGCTGCTGGCGGCCATCGTAGCCGTGTTGGCGTGGAGCGGCTGGAAGACGATCTCTTGCGGGCTGCTGTTGGCCACCAGGGAGCCGGTGACCGTCAACTGCGGGCCGGCGGCGTTGCGGACGTAGAGCGTCAGGGTGGTGCCGTTGGCGGAGAGGTTCGGCCAGTTGCCCGGGTCGGAGAACGGCAGGACCTGGCCGGTGTTCGAGGTGTAGTCGTCGCCCACGGTCAGGGTCATGGCGCCGGAGTTCGGGTCGATGGGCAGGAGGTCCGCCAATTGGACGAGGCCCAGGGAGCCCATCGAATTGTCGTCGACCTGGACTCCCACCAAGACACTGTCGGCCGGCGGGACATAGCATTGGCCGAAGGTATGGTCGACGGCGACGGCGTGCCGCACGTCGGCGGCCGCGGGCACGACGCAGGTGCCCGAGTTGCCGTCGCCGCGATTGACGCCGAGCCGCACGTCGTAGGTCGACGGGTAGAACTGCGGGCCGCTGCCGATGATCGGCGCGCCCGGGTCGCCGTAGGAGGTGCCCGCCAGGGCGTCGGCGGCGGGGCAATCCGTCCGCGTCCCCAAAACCATATCGCCGCGGTTGGTGCCGAGGGCGACCTTGCCCGGCGCGGCCAGGTTCAAGGCCGTTTCCTTGGCGAAAAAGAAGGGCTCGCGGACCAGGAACTGCCAGGCCGTGTTCTGGGGGAAGAGGCAGGCCAGCAGGCCGCCCTCGCCGTCGCTGCGGATCGCCGGCGCGCCGTCAAAGGCGGCCTGGTACGCGTTGTAGCCCTGCCAGAGCGGGGACCTGGCGTCGAGGTGCCAGGTGCCGCCGGGATTGGCCGTCGAGCCGGCGTCGTCGCAGTAGTAGAGCGCCGGGCGGCCGCGGGTGTCCATCGGATCGCTGTATTCCCACTCGTTCATCGCATCGACGAGGAGGAAGAGGCGGCCGTTGACGAGGTTCGGCAGCGAGCAGATCGGGCCGCCGGCGAACACGACTTCGGCCTTGGTGCTCACGGCGCCGGCGTGCTGGACGGTGGCGGCCTGCAGGTTGGCGGGCGTGGCCCCCAGGGAACTCGTCCAGCCGTTGGCGGTGGGGCTCCAGGTGAGGATCAGGGTGCGGAGGTAGGTGTTCGTCCGCAGGAAGAGCATTACGCGGGAGTTGCCCGAGGAATCGGGGCTGATCTCCGACGCGGAGACCTCGCCCCAGCCGGTATTGCCGTCGGCGTCGGCGGCGGTGAAGTCCCATTTCTGGGAGCTCCATGCGGCGCCGGCATTCGCGCTCCAGGTCAGGACGAGCGGGCAGGCCAGGTTCGACGCGCCCTGGTAGACGTAGATCGTCCACGGCACGAGCCACATGCCGGCGGCGTTGCCCTGGGTCAGGACCGGGCAACTGTAGCTCGTCTGGGCGTAGAGGTTGTTGGCGGTGGGGTAATCCGCGGCGAAGTCGCCGGCGCAGGTGTAGGCCTTGACGGGCGTCTTGCCGGTCTTCGAGGACTGCTCCGCGCCCCAGGTGACCGTGGTGCCCGAGCCGCCGATCGTGCCCACGCGGGCGGCCATCTCGCACCAGGCGGTATTGCTGCCGGCCTCGCCCCCGAATCCGCGGGTGGAGACCACCAGCAGGCTCGGCTGGCCGGCCGCCGCGCGGACGGGATCGAGGAGGACGCGGCCGGAGTAATAGTTGCCGTTGCCGGCGATCGCACCGCCCGGCGACCCCGTGTCCTTGAAAAAGGCCACGCCCGCGCCGTCGGGCTGCTGGAAGGTCCAGTCGTTCAGGACCGGCGCGGCGGCGGCGACGTTGTCCACGGCCCCGCCGGACAGGGCCACCTCGCAGCACCGCTCGACGTAGCTGGTGCCGTAAGTCTGCTCGCTGGCGTAGATCAGGCGGCCGCCGGGGAGCTGCGCCACGTCGGGGCCGAAGTAGTGGATCAGGGAGCCGGAGGCATAGGTGATCGAGCTCAGCGGCAACGCGCGGATGCCCGAGCCCTCGGCGGCCGGATCGAACGTGCCGATGCCGAAACGCACCTCGTAGAGGTAGGTCGTGTTGACCAGCGTGTCGGTCAGGGTGTACTGGCAGAGGTCGATCTCGGCGTTGATCGCCGCCGTGCCGGGCGAGCTCTGCGAGGCGCCGAGGTTGGCGTTGTGGACCCACTTGGCGGCCAGGCACCACCACTTGGCGCCGTCGGTGGGACAGGTGCAGCCGAAGACGATCGGCGGGGCCTGGATCCAGGTTTCGCACAGGACCGCCGGCGTGCCCAGCGGGTTGCGCGGATCGGTCCCCGCGTAATCCACGGCGCGGAGGACCTGGCAGACGTTGATGCCGATGACGTCGCGGAAGGTGGTGGTGTCGAGATCGAGCTGCGGCCACGGCGGGACGGCCGTCGTGCCGCCCCCCTGGCCCCAGCCCTCGCCGCCGGCGCCCAGGGCGTTGTCCTGGCAATAAAAGGCGCGGGCCGTCGAACTGACGCCCAGGGCGCCGAAGAAGAGCCCGGGGTTCAGCAGGCCCGTCAGGTAGAACTGGATATTGTGCGTGGTGGGCGCGAGCTTGAATCGGGCGAGCAGGAAGGTGCCCGCGTAGGGAAACACGGTGAGCGGGTTTCCCGAGGCATCGCAGTACGGGAAGAGGTCGAAGCTGTTGTTGGGTGAGCCGCCCGAGGTGAATTTCAAGTGCCGCTGTTGCTGGCTCGAACCGTTCTTATGGGCCCAGGCCCAATTCGTGTCGCCCGTGCCGGCCCGCTTGACGTAGAACCGCCCCTGCTTGCAGCCCGCCGTGGCGAAGCCCGACGCGGTGGGGGCCGAGTCGCAATCGTAGGTGCCGTTGTCCCACAGGGACCAGAAGTAGTCTTGCGGGTCGTAGGGGTTGGACATGGGAGGTGTCAGGTGCTAGGTGTCAGGTGTCAGGTGCTAGAAGCCGGGCGCGGGGCCGGCGACACCGCCTCTTTGGGTTTCATCAGCTCGCAGAGCTCCTCGAAGAAGGCGAGGACCCGGTCTTCGGGGAGGAAGGGCTTCGGCGGCTGCGCCGCGCGGAGGTAGTGCATGTACTCGACCGGCTCGCGGGGATCGACCCCGTGCAACGCGGCCAGGTGCATGATGAGCGTGCCGATCGCGAAATCGGTCCGCTCTTCGCCCCAGGGCTCGAGGTCGTACAGGTCCTTCCACCGCCGGAACTGCCCGGCCGGGATCTCTCTCAGGAACCGGTCGACGTCGGCGGTGCGGCCGACGGTGCGGGCGAGGAGGTGGGCGAACCATTTTGGGCCGTGCTCGCGGCAGTCGGCAAAAAACCGCGGCGGTTCTCCTCCGTCAGCCCGTTGGCCTCACGCGCGGCGTGATACAGCCGCTCCATGACGAGGGTTTCCTTGGCGGCCATGGCCGGGGCGTCGGAGTCCTGCAGGACCCGGTTGGCGTTGGCGTCCCGCAAGACCTTGCAGACCAGTCCCGCGCGAAAAAGGCCCTCGTCGGCCTCCTGGCCCGCGCCGGAACTGGAGATGCTGCCGAGGTCCGCCTCGGACAGCGTGCCCAGGAAGAGCCGGCCGTCGACGGCCGGCCACTCGGGCGTGGGCGGGGCCGGCGTCAAGGGGACGTCGGCGGCGTTGCGGGTGGCGAGCAGCGAATCGCGCAGGGACATGAGAGGCTCCGAAGGGTTATGTCCGTCGTCCGTTGTCAGTTGTCAGTTGACAACCGGCATCACGGCGTGCTGTTCGTATCGGTCGTCGGGGCGTATTCGGCGTCGCCGGTCCAGTTGGCGTCGGAGCGGCCGCTCGTCGAGACCGACATGCACTGCCAGGTGTTGCCGGGCACGACGAGCGAGCTGCCGTTGCCCAGGACGATCGCCAGGGCGCCGACGGCGCCCTGCGTCGGGCCGGTGACGCCGCCCAGGCCGATCGAGATCGCCGCGTCGGGGATCCCCAGCTCGAAGAGCTTGATGAGGTCGCCCGGTTCCCAGACGGGGATCTTTTCGCCGCCCTTCTTGATGGAAACCGAGGTGATCTTGCCCTGGCTCACGCCGCCGAGCGTGAGGGTGGTGCCGTTGAAATTGCGTTGCCAGGCGGGATTGGACATGGGAAGGTGCTGGGTAAGAGGTGTCAGGTGTCAGGGGCCAAAGCCCCGGGACCGCGTCCCGGGGATGATCGGTCGGATCAAGGCCGCGCATGCCGCACGTACTGCACGTCGTAGAGCTGATTGACCACGTAGGCGTAGAAGGTATCCGTGCCGAGCTGGATCTCGCCCGCCTCGTCGAACTCGTCCGCGAGGTGCCAGACGGAGTGATGCTCGTCGACCCAGCCGGACAGGCCGGTCGGGCCGTTTCCATTAGGGTTCTCGGCGTCGCCGGCGACGGCCGAGGCCAGCGACCAGGCCGTCTCGTAGGGCCGCAGGTTGCCCTGCGAGAGGCTGACGCAGCTCACGCGGAGCCGCATCGTGTAGGAATTGCTCCCGCCGTCGGCGTCGTTCCACGGGACGTTCGAGAGCACCTGGTACACCACCGCCGGATATTGGCTCGGCGAGGGCACGAGGACCGGCAGGACGTTTTCGCCGACGATCGCCGCAACCGCGGGGATTTTTTTCAGGCGGGCGGTGAGTCTGGCCTGTGGGAGCATCGAGTCCTCAGTGCTCAGTGGCCGGTCGTCAGTTGCAGCCGACAAGTGACGACTGACGACTATCCGGCGGCGTTTTCCTCGACGCCGTCTCGCACGGCCGCTTCGAAGGCTTCGTCCATCGCCGCCCGGCACTTCTCGAAGGCCGGCAGGGCGATGGGGTGCGGTTTCACGAAGCCGACTACGCGGCCGGCGCCGGTCAGGGTCCTGTTGTCGGCCTTCGGGGCCCGGCCGGCGATGCGGGCGACCGTGCCGCCGACCACCATGCGGTGGCCGTGCTCGACGAGCCAGCCGGCCGCGCCCAAGGGCCACTCGAAGCCGACCGCCGTGTACTCGATCCCGTTGGCGTAGTGCCGGGTGACCGCGACGGCCGAATCGCTCAGGTGCGCGATCCGCCGCTTCAGGGTCCGCATGTTCACGCGGATCTCGCCGCGGCCGTCGTGCTCCCGGGCCTCGGCCTTCAGGCTCCGGACGCCGACTTTCGCCGCGTTGTGCAAGGCCTGGCGGACGATCTTCGTCGAGAGCTGCCCCGGGAATTTTTCGAGGAACCTCTTCAGCTCGTCGAGGCCGTGGACGGTGAAGGAAACGGCGGACATGTCAGTCGTCAGTCGTCAGTTGTCTGCAACGGACCACGGACAACCGACTAGGGATGCTCCTTGCAGCTCAGCGTTATCCACCGCTCCAGGGTGTCGGGCGTCGAGGCGACCGGATAGAGCGTGTGGCCGTTGTCCGTCAGGAGGCGGCACTTCTGGGTGATCCGCGGGTCGAACCGCACGAGGACGGTTACGGTGGCCTCGGCATGGACCTGCTGGGCGGCCAACAGCTTGCGGCCGTCGAGCCACTCGATCTCGGCCGGGACCATCGAGAGGCCCTCGATCGTTTGAAACACTTCGGCCGCGTCGCCCATTTGTCCCGGCGTGCTGAGCTGCGGGGCCTGGACGCTCACGCGGTGGCGGAGCCGGCCGGCGTCGAGGCGGTAGAGCATAGGAGGGATTGGGGATTGGGGATTGGGGATTAGAGAGGCCAATCCCTAATCCCCAGTCCCTAATCCCCCGTTCTTCAGGCGTACTGGCCCCAGTCCTCGAGGCTCAAAAGCGCTTCGAGGCTGTGGGGCAGCGGGTTGACGGTGATCCCCGGGCCGATCGTCGTCGGTTCGCGGTCGCGGTACCAGCCGGCCGCGGCCAATAGGATCGCGTGCCGCAGGCCGGGCGGGACCTCTTCCGGCGTGCCGTAGCCCGCGGTGAAGGTGACTTGGACGGCATTGTAAAAGCCGGTGATCTCGGGGAGTTCTCCCAGGTGGTTAGCTTCGATCGTGGGCCAGGTGCGGCTATAGCCGCGGGTCACCGGCCAGATCAGTCCGTAGGCCGGCTGGACGCGGGCCGGCCAGTTCTGGCTGGCCACGTCGAATTGGTACTGGTCCGGCGGCAGGATCTGCGAGTTTCCCTCGGTATCGGTGTATTCGATCTGCGTTACCGTCTGGACCGGGCACCGCTCCAGCACGATCTCGTTGGGGAAGGCGTCGAGATAGCAGCACCAGGTGGCCGTGAGGAGCTGGCGGCTGAGGGTACGCTCGATCCATTCGACGGCCTTTTTCACGAGTCCCCGCAGGTACGGGAATTCCTGCGGGTTGCTGACGAAGCACTGCCGGGCCGCCTCCTCCGTGGAAACGACCTCCAGGCAGGGATCCGGCGGTACGAGCTGCTGGTAGCGCATCGGTGGTCAGTTGTCGGTCGTCAATTGTCGGTCGTAACGGACAACTGACCGCGGGCAACGGCCGCCTCCTCCAGGGCCTTGCCGCCCGGCGTATCGAGGTCGTGCCGGTAGGTGCCCCAGGGCAGGACGTTCGAAAAGGCGTAGCCGCCGGCGTGGGTCAGGCGGACCTTGCGGGTGATGTAGCTCTTGATGCCCAGCTCGTGCAGTTTTCTGGAGAAATACCAGTCCTCCGACTCGGCGCGGACCTTGAACTTCCCGTCGGCTCCGTCGCGGAACACCTCGCGGGGGAAGTGGAAATCGGCGATGAGGCGCCCTTCCGCATCCGTGCTGCGGAAGGCCTCCTGGCGGAGGTCGCACATCCAGCAGCCGTCGTTGTGGAGGAAGATCCCGCCGGGATGGCCCGCGTCGGCCGCCGAAAACGTTTCCGGCAGGCTCGAGTCGAAAAGCTCTCGCACCGTGAACCGGCGATACGGGTGCCACGGGTCGGCCGGGTCGCCGATCCCGGAGCTGGTGACGCCGCGGCCGTCTTTCAGGGGCACCGCCACGCTAACCAGGTCCGCCCCGAGCCGGTCGAGCTCGTCGGCCAGCAGATCGAGCCAGCCCTCCTCCGGCGCGATGTCCGCATGGAGCATCGCGAAATGCGTGGCCTGGCCGGCCTCGGCCAGGTTCAGGGCGCTGGCCCACAGGTTGTTGAAACCGTCCCAGCTCCCCACGGAGAGCAGGAGGGCCAGATCGTGCCGTTGCGTGCCCCGGTACAGGGCCCGCGCGGTCTCGTAGGACATGCACGCGCCGCCCGGGCTGGGGAAGCCCAGGACGATCTGCTTGCGGGCATCGGGCTGGAGGATGTGCATGGGGTGCGGAAGGTGTCAGGTGCCAGGGGTCAGGCGTCAGACGGTGCAGGCCGACACCTGACACCTCTCACCCGACACTTGCTTCTCAGCCGACCACCGGGGCGGTCAGGTTCAGGTGCGGGGCCTTGGCGCCCGAGCGGACGTAGGTCACCGCGGCCAGGCTGTTGGCGTTGTCCATCGTGAGGACGGCGGCCACGTAACGCAGCGACAGGCCGGCGGCCTGGCCGATCTGATCGACTTCCTCGGCCAGGCACTCCAGGCACTGGTAGTCGGTCAGGTTGGCGTTGGCCGTGTTGCAGGCCCCCGAGGTCTTGATGAGGGTCGGGTTATCGCCGTTGGTGTCCGTGGCGGCGACGATCTCCAGCAGGGTAATCCCGTTGGAGTTGGCCGCCAGGTGCGTGGCCATCGCCAGGCAGGCGAAGATGTCGAATTCCTGCATGTCCACCCAGCCCAGGCTGGAGCAGACGTCGGCGTTGGTGTCGCTCGGGCTGTGCGGGCCCATCTGGATCGCCTCGCGGGCGAAGAGCTTCTGAGTCGAGACGGCGGAGGGACCGTTGGCGGGACTGATACCCATGGGAAAAACCTCGGAGAGAGGGGTCGGGGGTCAGGGGGATAGGGGCCCGTGGTCCGTCGTCCCTGGCCCGTTGCGAGTGACAACCGACCACTGACGACTGACGGCGAACCGAGCTTACGACCGCGTGGCCAGGGCCAGGAACGGGGAGAGCGTGCTGGCCGAGCGCCGCGGCGTGAGCGGTGTCCTCCACCAGCACTTGCCGGCGTTGCGGAGCCAGAACTTGAACGTACGCTCGTGGTTGACGAAGCGGACGTGGATGCTCTCGGCCGAGTTCAGGGGCTCGTAGGTCCCCTCGAGGTACTCGTCCCAGGTGCCGAGGATCAGGTCCCCGGTCGTGCCCAAGGTCTGGCAGAATTCGGTCGGGTAGGCGGGGCGGCCCAAGAGCCGTTCGGGTTCGCCGTCGCGGAGCGAGGCCTGCCACACCGGCACCGCCAGGGCGTTGGTGGCGCCGGCCGGACTGAAGTACAACTGCATGAGCTGCGGGAGGCAGTCATGGTTATAGAGCCAGACGGCCTTCTGGTAGCGGTAACAGCGGCTCCGCATGTTGATGACGTTCGTGTAGCTGATCGTCTTGGCCGTCTGGTTCGAGTCCTTGGCCACCGTCACGAGGCAGGGGGCGTTCATGACGCCCTCGAACTCGCCGACGCCCGTGCCGAAGAGCCGCTCGTTCAAGAGGTGAGCGGTGAACTGGTCCTTGAACCCCTGGGCCAGGAGGGCCGCGAAGCTCGTGGGCGAGTCGGCCAGCAGTTCCTCGGTGGCGTAGGCCAGGCCGAAGAGGCTGGTGGCCATCAGGGCCACGCGCTCCATTTGCATGCGGGTGGCCTGCTGGCTCTGGGTCTCGGCCCGGCGGGTGACCAAGAGTCCGCCGGTGACGGAGCCGGTGGAATGGTCCTTGTCGGTCCTGGCCGGGATCTCGACCTTGGGGACCTCCATCGGCACCTTGGTGGTGGCCGCGCCGACCGGGTCATCCTCGGGCGTCAGGGCCATCAGCTCCGGGTGAAACCCCAGCGGGATCAGGAAGCCGCCGTAGGGATCGGCGTAGGCGCCCTGCTCGTCGCTGCCGGCGGCGGCCAGGAAGCGGAGGCGGGGGTCGGCCGCGGCCTGGACCTCGCGATCGCCGTGCTGCATCACGCAGAGGATGAAGTCGCGGGGCCGCTCGAAACCGCAGTTCGGGTCCTGCTCGAAGCCGGCCTGCACCGGGCCGATGCGGCGGGCGCCGCGGGGGCCGGTCTGGCGGGAGGCCACGCTGCGCCCTTCGGCCGGTTGGCCGGGGGCCGAGGTCTCGAAACCGGTCGAGGCACTGGCGGACGTCTCGGCGACGTAGGCGGCGATCTCCTCCTCGCGGGCGATCTTCTCGCTCAGCGCCTTCAGCTCGGTCTTGTTCGCATCGAGGGAGGCCTGCTCCTCCGCGGTGGGTTCCCGCTCGCCGTCCTTCATGGCGGCGTCGAGGATCGTTTCGGACTGCTTCACCAGGGCGTTGCGACGGTCCTGGTACTTGGCGATGCGCCAGTTCTTGGCCATGGGAGGCTCCACGCGGGAAGAAGGGTCGGGGGAATCAGGTTGCTGGAAGCAAGCGCTTTGAAACCTGTCCGGCCGCCGTGGCGTGTCGGATCGGGCTCAGAGTGAGCCGCTGACTGGAAGCGGCCGGCCCGCCGTGGCGTGACCGGTCCGCGTCCGAATAAAGAGAGTGTAGGTCGGAAATCAGGCGTCAGGCGTCAGGTGTCAGGTGCCGGAGGCGGAAAAATCCCGAAAAATCCCGCAGGCCGCCGGCATAAACGATTCCAGCGCCCTTTTCGTACCCTGACACCCGGCACCTCACAGGGTCAGCGTGATCCGGTCGCCGGGGCGGTCCTCGGCGGGGGCGATCTCGGGGGGCTCGAAGGCGGCGGAGAAACGGTGGCCGGAGTCCCACCAGGAGCAGACGTAGATGACGCGATAGCCGGAGGCGGACAGGCAGACCTCGCTCACGCGGGCGCGGATCGGGGGGACGCCGCTCCCGGAGAGCTCGACCTCCGTGCCGGGGCGGAGGATGTCGATCGTGACGCGCTGAGGCCTCGGGCGGGGCGCGGGGCGGAACGAAAAACGGTCGGCGGAAATCATGGGCGGGGGCCTGCAGGGTGTGAAGGGTGGGATCAGTCGAGGTGCACCCAGTAGGCCTTTTGGGCCATGCGGTGGGTGCAAAACCGGCAGACGCGGGGCGCGGCGGCGGACATCGGATAGCGGCTCACCAGGTCGCGAATCTCCAGGAAGTTCAGGACCACCTGCTCGAAACCGGCGTCCCAGACGTTGCCCAGGGGGCAGGCGCCGCGGAAGTCCATGCAGCACAGGTGGCCGTTGCCGTAGTGGTCGATGATGAGCTCCGTGAACATCCGCTGGCACCGCTCCTCGGCGTACTGCGAGCGGCAGAGGGCCCGGTCGTCGAGCCCCGGGTGGAGGGCCACGATCCGGGTACCGGGAAGGGCCTGCACCAGCGCTTTGAAATCCTGGGCGTCGTAATCGGTGACCACGATGTCGCGGAAGACGGCCAGGTCCATGAGGTTCGCCGGCCAGATCGTGCCGTTGGTCCAGAGCAGGAAAGTCGCCTCGTGTACGCGGGCCTTGATCCGCGGGATGAGCGTGCGGAGCCGGTCCCAGGAGAGCATGGGCTCGTTGTAGTAGTGCCAGGCGATGCGGCCCTGAAAACCGAGCTGGTGATACGCTTTCTCGCAGCACTCGATGATCAGCTCGTCGGTCAAGGGCCGGCTGGTGTCGAGCGTGCCGTAGCGGTCGGCCAGGGAAACCGGGCAGCGGCCGGCGTGCCGCTCGGCCAGGTTGCAGCGGGGAGAAATCTCGAAGACGAGGAATTGGGTGTGACGCATCGGCGAGAGGGATTGGGAATTGGGAATTGGGAATTCACGTCGCGCACCGCAGGCCCTCGCTGAAGGCCGGCGTACAGCAGCCGCACGGCTGGCAGGCGCGGGTTTTCACGAGCCCCTGGACGCGGGCCACGGCGGCCGGGTCCAGGCATTCGTCCCGCAGGTTTCCGAAACGGAGCTGCGCTTTGGGCTCCTGGCAGGCCGTGATGTCGCCGTTGGGCAGGATCACGAGGACCTCGCCGCCGCCGCGGCAGTTCTCGATCAGGGGCACCATGGCGCCGTCGTCGGGGACGCCGAACCAGGGCATTTTGCGGAGAATGGGCGAATGCCAGAGACGGACGCCGTAGCTTTCGGCGACGGCGAGGCAGTGCTCGCGGTCCGCATCGGTCGTTTCACCGGGGATCTCCAAAAGGTTGACGGCCAGGAGGGCCCCGAGGTCGCGGAGGCCGTCGAGCATCTCGACGGCCCGGTCATAGTTGCCCGGGACGCCGCGGGTGCGGTCGTGCCTCTCGGCCGGCCCATTCAGCGAGACGATGATCTTGATGCGGACGCCGGCCGCCTGCATGGCCGCCACGCGCTTCAGGTACAGGAGCGGGTACATGGAGTTCGTGGCCGCGGTCACCGCCACGCCCGGATGGAAGCGGTCCAGGGCGACAGCCACGTCGACGGCCGAGCCTGGCAGGAGCGGCTCGCCGCCGGTCAGGTACACCTCGCGGAGCTTCCGCGGATCGAAGAAGCGGCCGAGCCGCCGGATCTGCTCGACGGGCAGCGTCGCCTGCGGGCCGGCCCACAGCCGGCAGGTGGTGCAGCGGCTGTGGCAGAGCGTGGTGTAATTCAAGAAGAAGTAGGTCGGGGCGAGCTTCATGCAAGCGCTTTCTGGAGCGCCGGCAGGAAGCGGAGGATGCCGCGGTCCTCGACGTGATTCAGGTCGTGGAGGTCCATCCGCCGCATGTCGGGCTGGAAACCGGGCTTGGCGTTGCGGTCGCAGCGCTCGGCCTTGGCGCGGGCCTCGGCCAGCGAGCGGTTGTAGTAGTGGTTCAGGCGAAAGGCGTTCAGGCGGCAAATCGGGGCGTGGAACCGGGGCACCGGACTCTCAAAAGAGTCCACCGGCAGGCCGAAGTGATAGACGGCGTTGTGCGAGCCGAAGGGCCCCCAGAAGGCCAGCTGATCGAGACGGGCGATCTGCTTTCCCTGATTGCCGTAGCCGAGCGGTTCTCCCGGGTACCCGCGGCGGGTGTATTCCTCGATCGTGAGCCCCGCCGGCCGCGTCGCGTGGCCGTTGCGCCCGAAGATGAGCCAGGGGACGAACACGCCGACGTGCCGCTCGTAGCGGCCCAGGGCGACGCGGAGGTCGTCGAGGTCCTCGTGATAGAGGTATTCGTCGACGTCGATGAAGGCGCACCAGCGGGCGTCGCCGGCGTGGTTCTGGACGCAGTGGTTGTACGCGCAGATTTGCGGCGTGTCGCAAAACGTGCAGGGCGTCGGGGACTCGTAGCGCGGGCAGTGCCAGGCCCGGTCGTAGGGATGGACCGTAATGTCGCCGCGGGAATGCCGCTGGACGATCGCGAGCGTGTCGTCTTCCGACCGGTCGTCGTAGAGGAAGAAGCGCTCGACTCCGACCAGGCGATGGAATTCGATCCACTCGGCCAGATACGGGGCTTCGTCCCGGACGATCACGCAGATTGCGAGGGCGGCTTTCATGGGAGGCGGGATCGGTCGGATCGGTCGGATCGGTCGGATGCAAGGGCCTAGCGGAATTTTTCCAGTTCGAGCCGGGCCCGCTCCGCCTTGGCGCGGGAGGCGCGGGCCTTTTTCTTGGGGACGCCGGCCAGGCGGGCGACGCAGTCGTCGAAGGTCTCGATGCGGTCGATCATCCGGCACTTCTTGGCCGCCTCGGCCCGCATCATCCGGCCGCCGCCGTAAGTGGCCTTCACCTTCTCGGCCGTCGTGCCGCGGAATTGGGCCAGGTCGGCCGTGAACTGCTCGTAGATCTCGTCCACCAGGCCCTGGTAATAGGCCTTGGTCTCGTCGGTCAGGGGCTGGTCGGGGTTCCACTCGGTCTTGTGCGGGCCGGCGGAAATGTACGAGACCTTCTGGCCCAGCTCGTCGTTCTGGGCAGAGAGGTCCGTATGGACCATGTACACGCCGTGCGAGCCGATCCAGCCCGAGGGGGTCATGGAGACCTCTTGGGCGGCCAGGCCGATCCACAGGGCGGCCGAGGCCATCTCGGCGTTGCAGATCGAGCAGGTGGGCTTCTTGCCCCGGGCGTCGAAAATCTTGTGGGCCAGCTCCGTTACGCCGAAGCCGTCGCCGCCGGGGCTGTGGACGTTCAGCAGGACGGCCCCGACCGAATCGTCGGCCATGAGCTGGTCGAACTTGCGGCCGATGGCCTCGCACGAAGCGCCGCCGGAGGCGTCCTCGAGCATGTCCACTCGCATCGAGAGCGTGCCGAAGAGATTGAGGACGGCCACGGAGCGGTTGACCTGGACCTCTTCTGCGGCCCGCCGCTCGGCGCGGGCCGCGGCGATCACGGCCGCGTCGATCTGGACGCCGAGGGCCTTGGCGGTCACGAACCGGCGGATCGCCTCCAACTTGTCGGGATGGATCGGATGGGGCGTGTTGTAGACGCGGCCGAGGATGTTTTCGTACATGAGAGAGAGCAAGGGATTAGGGATTGGGGATTGGGGATTGGCTCGCATTGAAGCGTCAGGCGGCGGCGAAGAAGAGGCCTTTCAGCAGGGCGGCCAGGGCCGGGGCGCGGGTCTCTTTCCAGCCGGCGACGGTCGCCGCCACGTCGGCGGCGGCGAAAAGCTGCCCGTGGAAGGCGGAGAAGGCCTCCCGCGCGTCGCTCTCGTCGGGGTCCGGGCCACCGGCGGAACGCCACGCCCGCACGATCGGATCGAGGACCTTGCGGCATGAGAGGCGGTGCCGCAGGTAGAAGTCGCGGGCCCAGGCGTCGAACTTCGGCCGGTCCTCGGCGGCTTTCGACGCACGAGCCTCGAGGCCGGCGATCTCCGCGGCCGCCAGGCGGGCGGCGGCATCGTCGAGGAGGATCGCGAAGGCCGTCCGTTGTCCGTTGTCCGTTGTCCGTTGTCCTGCCACTGACGACTGACCACTGACAACTGACGACCGGCTACGGGCCTCCCCCGCCCCGTCCTCGTCGATCAGGAGGTCCTCATCCTCGTCTTTGGCCTTCGTCGGCGGCTTCTTCTTTCCCTTGCCCGGTTGGCCACCCTGCTCGTTCCAATCCGGGCCGCCGCCGGCGGGCTGCATGTTCGAGGGGAACCTGGCCGTATCGCCGCCCTCGACCGGGTTTCTGCCTTCCTCCGCGCGGACCTCGTTGACCGTGAGCCAGCCGCCCTGGATGCCGATGTTGTGGGCCTGGGCCCGCACGAGCTTGTTGCCGCGCAACAGGCCGTCGAAATCGTACTTGGTGAAGTAGTCTTCGCCGTCCAGGATGAGGTCCCGATCCGCGGCCTGCTCGAAGCGGGTGGCGAGCGGGGCCAGCGTGTAGATCACGAATTCGAGGCCCATTTGCTCGACGTCGAGCTCGGCGTCGGTGCGGATGCCGATCTGGTGCGGCATGACGCCGAAGAAGCGGCAGATGTCGATCGCATTGAAATTCAAGCTCTCCAGCCACTGGCTGTCGCGGTTCGAGAGGCCCAGCTCGTGGAGCTCCATCCCATCCTGGAGGATCGGCGGGTTGCCGGCGTTCTCGGGCCCGGCGTGGAGCTTCCGCCAGCCCTCGCGGAAATTGCGTTTCGCGTCGGGCGTCCACGTCTTGCCGGCGGGCCGCGAGACCCAGAACGTCGGCAGGCCCCCGTTGCGGAAGAGCGAGGCCCCGTGGGTCTGCTGCGCGATCGAGAGGCCGATCGTGTTCTGGGCGTATTGGAGAACCGAAACCCCGGTCACGGAGTTCAGCGAGAGTCCGCGGACGTGGAGCATCTCGGAGGCCGAGTAGTGCTCTTCCTTGCCGGGGTGCGGCCGGTAGGTGTATTTCAGGGTGCGGTCGGGGAGCTGGTCCACCGTCATGAAG